TCGCATGGTACTCGGCTACTCAGAAGAAGAGCGCCGTCAAGTCTCGAAGCGCCATCTACTAGACTTCGTCCCCTAATGGCGCTCCGAGACTTCTTCCGCCGCGAGAAACGCGCGAACGGCTTCGGCTTCACCTATCCGAACGTCTACGTCGACGAAGCCGGACGGATGGGGCGACTCTTCCCGGACGTGAACGCGGGCGTCATCGTCGACGAGACTTCGACGCTCTCCGTCCCCGGAATCTGGCGCGCCGTCACCCTCATCTCTGACGCGATCGGCGGACTACCGTTCCACGCCTACCGCTCCGAAGAGTACGTCGACCCGCAGCCGAACCTATTGATAAAGCCCGTCGCGACGGAGACACGCATCGAGACAGTCTCCGCGATGGTCGCGTCCCTCATCATCCACGGGAACTACGTCGCGATTCTCGGAGAGCCCGGCGTGAACGGCTACCCGGACTCGTTCTACCCGGTCGCAGTTCACCGCGTACAAGTACGCCGAGAGAATGGCGAACTCATCTATCGCATCGAGAATCGCGACTATTCGGCGGACGAAGTGCTCCACATAAAGGGCTTCTCCATGCCCGGCGAGCACGTCGGCTACGGAATCCTCTCAGCTCAGCGGCAGGCGATCGGCGGAGCCGTCGCCGTGAACACCTACGCGCAGCGCTACTTCGACGGAGGCGCGCAGCCGACCGGAATTATCTACTCCTCGAACCCCGACCTCTCGCAAGAAGAAGCCGACGCCCTAAAGTCCGCATGGCTCAGACAGTACGGCGGAACGAAGCGCACCCCCGCAGTCCTCAACGAGTCGACGAAGTTCCAGCAGCTCAGCGATAACGCGAAGGACGCGCAGCTTCTCGAGACTCGCGCGTTCTCGCTTACGGAGATCGCGAACATGATCGGCCTCCCCGCCTACTACCTCGGCGCACCGAACTCGTCCCGCACCTACTCGAACGTCTCGGAGGAGAACCTTCAGCTCGTGCGATGGTCGCTCATGCCGTGGATTCAGCGCATCGAGCAGAAGATGACGGAGTACCTACCGCGCGGACAGTTCGCGAAGATGAACGTCGACGCCCTCCTCCGCCCGGACACGAAGAGCCGTTACGAAGCTCACAAGATCGCACTCGACGCAGGCTTCCTCACGCTCGACGAAGTGCGCGAACTCGAGAACCGTGAACCGCTCGACGAGACGACCAGCGAAGAGCCCGTCCCTGCCGAGGTAGTCTCAACACACGAAGAAGAAAGCGACACCGAAGAGGACTCCAGCGATGACGATCGAGCGTAGGAACTACGACGCGACCCTCGAGATCCGCTCAGAGGGAGACGGTCGGACGATCGTCGGAATCGCCGTACCCTACGACGTCGAGCAGCGCATCTCGCCGAACCTTGTAGAAGTATTCCGAAAGGGCGTCTTCCGTGACGTCACCCGCGCCGCTAATCGCGTAAAGCTCCTCTTCCAACATAAGACGGACGCCCCGATCGGGCGGGCGATCATGCTCGAAGAACGAGACGGCGGACTCTATGGCGAGTTCCGAATCTCGAAGACCGAAGCCGGAGACGAAGCTCTCGAGCTCATCCGGGACGGCGTCCTCTCGAACCTCTCCGTCGGCTTCCAGCCGCTCAAGGATGAGAAGCGCGCCGGGGTAGTGAACCGGATAAAGGCTCACCTCGCGGAAGTTTCGCTCGTCACGTTCGGCGCTTACGGTGACGCTGCGAACATCGTCGCCGTCCGTCAAGAGATCGAGAAGCCGAACCTCGCCTCGATCGAGAAGCTCGTCGCGAAGGTTCGCAAGTGATCTCGAAGAACTACGACATCACCTCGACCCGTTCGCTCGTCGTAGCAGCCGACGACCTCTATCGAAGCGTCTACATCCAGATCGTCGGGAACTCGACCGTCTACGTCGGCGGCTCAGACGTCACCTCCTCGAACGGCCTCCCCTACGCGAAGCACTCTTCGCCGCACACCGTAGAAGTCCCGCAACGGGAAACTCTCTACGCGGTATGCGCCGACGGCGTCACCGAATCCCTCCGGGTACTTCTCCCGAACCTCGACTAGCTCCTATGCCGTGGCACATCGAGACGGCTAACCCCGACTGCCGCTCCGGGTATGCGGTCGTAAAGGACGAGACGGGCGAGGTCGAAGGCTGCCATAGGACGCGCCGGGAAGCGCTCGCGCAGCTCGCCGCCCTGAACATCGCAGAAGAGCGCACGATCTCAGAGGAACGTCAAGAGGGCTACGTTCCGACGGACGGAATGGTAGCCGAAGCTCGCCGCGGGCTCGAATGGCGTCAAGCGTTCGGACGTGGAGGGACTGCGATCGGCGTAGCCCGGGCGAGAGACATCGTCAATAGGCGCAGACTCTCGAGGACGACCGTCGTCCGCATGGCTTCCTACTTCGCGCGTCACGCGATCGACAAGCGGGCGCAAGGCTTCCGCCCCGGCGAACCCGGCTACCCGTCCGCTGGACGCATCGCATGGGCGCTATGGGGAGGAGACGCCGGGAACACGTTCGCCCGGTCGATCATCGCCTCTTCACGCAGCTTGCGAGAAGCGCCCGACGTCCGCTAGTATCCATCTCAGGCCGCACCCTCGGCCCGCGAAGAGCGCACCCCCCGCAAGGGACACCCGCCACGCGGAGCGACGAGCACCCGGTGAGCAACATCAGCACGACACACTCAACAAGGACTAACACCGTGAACCCATTCCTCACCCGCCTCCACGAGCAGCGATCGCAGAAGGCCGACCTCATCGACGCAACTCTGAACCGCGCAGCGGAAGAGAACCGCGACATCTCGGACGTCGAGACGGCGAACGTCGCCGCCCTCGCGAAAGAGATCGAGAAGCTCGACGAGCGCATCGCGCAAGTCACCGACATCGAGACCCGCAAGGCCGCAGCAGCCGAACTCGCTCGCAAGGTGGACGGCTCGAAGGTCGAGACCCGCGAAGTCGTCTCCCGCGTAACCCGCGAAGAGCGCACCTACCGCCCGGACGGGGAGAACTCGTTCATCCGTGACGCGTTCGCCGCGCAAGTCCTCGGGGACTACGCAGCCCGCGAGCGTCTCGCCCGCCACACTCAGGAAGAGAAGATCGAGAAGCGCGACGTCGGTACGGCTCAGTTCGCCGGACTCGTCGTCCCTCAGTTCCTCACCGACCTCGCCGCACCTTACGCGCGAGCCGGACGTCCTCTCGCCGACGTCGCCCGTAAACACGCTCTTCCCGCGAACGGGATGACGCTCTCGATCTCGAAGGTCACGACGGGTTCCGCCGTGGCTGAGCAGACCGAAGGCTCCGCCGTTCAGGAAACGAACATGGACGACACGAAGCTCGATATCTCGGTCAAGACGATCGCAGGTCAGCAGAACGTCAGCCGTCAAGCTCTCGAGCGCGGCACGGGCATCGACTCCCTCGTCATGGCCGACCTCGTCTCCGCCTATCACACGAAGCTCGACGCCTTGCTCGTCGACGAAGTGAAGACCGGGAACGGGAACACCGTCACTTTTACCGACGCAAGCCCGACCGTGGCAGAGCTCTACCCGAAGATCCTCGACGCCGTTCAGAAGATTCAGACGAACTTCTTCGGCGGCCCGAACGTGATCGTCATGCACCCCCGCCGCCTCGCGTGGATCCTCGCCGCGACCGACACGACGGGCCGTCCGCTCGCCGTTCCGTCGCCGAACGGCCCGCAGAACGCCGTCGCCGTCTCGTCCGGTGCGGTCGTCTACGGGAACTCGGGCTACTCGATCGCGGGCTTCCCCGTCATCACCGACGCGAACGTCCCGACCGACCTCGACGCCAGCGGTACTGCCTACGACCCGATCTACATCGGCAACACGCAGGAGCTACACCTCTGGGAGAACGCGGGCTCGCCCTTCATGCTGCGCTTCGAGGACGTCAAGTCCGCGGAGCTCGAAGTGAAGATGGTCGTCTACGGCTACGCCGCCTACACCGTGGGCCGCTATCCAAAGTCGTGGGCCGAGATCATCGGTACGGGCCTCGCCGCTCCCACGTTCTAACTCGTAGGCCTGCGGAAGGCTCGGATCGCTAAGACATGATCCGAGTCTCCGCAGGCTTTAGAGCAGGACGGACAGTCACTAAGGCTTCGTCCCGGCTCGGCGTCGAGCAGGCTCCTCTCGCCTCCTTGAGTCGAGCCGCAGACGATCCGCTTCCGAGCCGGGGCGATTCATCTCCTAAGAAGCGGAAGAGAAAGAAGTAGCTAATGGCTATTACGAACGGATACGCGACACTTGCTCAGTTTCAGGCTTACGCCAACATGAGCACCGTCACGGCGGAAGAGACGACGACGATCGAGAAAGCTATCGAAGCCGCCTCGAGGACGATCGACCGTATCGCTAATCGCCGCTTCTGGATGGATACGAACGCGACGGCCCGCCTCTACCGGACGACCGACTTCTACACGCTCTTCGTCGACGACATCGGCTCGACCTCCGGGCTCGTCGTCGCACTCGACGCGGACGGGAACGGGAACTACACAGACACGCTCACGCTGAACACGGACTACATTCTCGACCCGGTCACCGCCCCGCAGCAGGCTCGACCGTATACGCGGGTAACGATGGTCGGGACGGAGACGTTCCCGCTACCGATCTCGCGTCGTCCTCAAGTTCAGGTAACGGCTAAGTACGGATGGTATAACGGCACTCCACCGGACGACATCGTCGAAGCCTGCCTGATCCTCTCAGCCGACTACGTCAAGCGCGCCTCTAGCGTCGGCGGCGTCCTCGGCCTTTCGGAGCTCGGCGCGATCCGTATGAGCCCGCTCGGACGCGACATCGGCGCGATCGTGCGCGCGTACCGTAAAGAAGTCCTCGGATGATTCCGTCGACAGTCCGGGACAAGCTGAAGCTCGCTCTCAACATCACCGGGCTCCGCGTCTACGACACCGTCCCGGATAACGTCATCCCGCCTGCCGCGGTCATCGGTCAGCTCTCGCTCGACTTCGACCTCGTCTTCGCTCGCGGAGCAGACTCTGCGACGTGCGACGTCATGGTTATCGCCGGACGGATGAGCGAACGAGCCGCGCAGGACTACCTCGATAATCTTCTTCAGTCGACCGGGAACTCGTCGATAAAGACGAAGATCGAAGCCGATCAGACTCTCGGCGGCTCCGTTACGAGCGTTCGGGTAGTTCGTGCCGAACCCGTCTCGATCACCGTCTCCGGCGTCGAGATGCTCGCTTACCGCTTTCAGGTGAGCCTCTGGGGGTAAGATGAGCGCCATGAGATACCGCGTCACGTCGCGCCGCCTCGTCGGAACGGCAGAAGGCGACCTCATCTCAGCAGAAGGGCTCGTCGCTCTCGGGCATGATCCGCTTCACGCGGAAGCGTCCGGTCACGTCGTAGCCGTGGAGTATGCTGAACCGAAGAAACATCGAGGAGCCCGTAAGGACGCCTCCGACTCAGACAAGGACTAGAATCGCATCATGGCAACAGTAACCGCACTCGGTAAGGCGACCGTCTTCACGGTCGGCGGCGTAGATCTAAACGATCAGCTCGTCTCGATCACCATGACGAAGACCGTCGAAGCGCTCGACGCGACGACTCTGGCAGATGCTTCTAGGCGTAACTCGGCGGGCTTAGAGAACTCGGAGACGACCTTCACCGTTCTCGGCACGTTCGCCACGGGCGAAGCGATTCAGACGATCTTCGGCGATGTGGGCTCCGAGCATACGATCATCTTCGAGCCTCTCACCTCCGCACCCGGCGCTAGCTCGCCCCGCTATACGCACTCGAACGCCTTCCTCGCCGCAGCCCCGGTCGTCGTGAACGTCGGCGAACTCTTACAAGTGACCGCCACCTACACGGGCGGAAGCATCGCGCAGGCCGTCGCCTAGTGCTCGACATCTCCGTAACCGTCAAGCGGAAAGACGGAACACAAGACACCTTTCCCGTCTACGCCGATTCTCAGATCGCTTTCGAGCGATGGGCGAAGACATCCATCTCCGCAGCGTTCGACCCGTCCGGAAAGCCGAAGATGGAATCGCTCTACTACCTCGCATGGCTCGCGGAGAAGAACTCCGGTAAGGTCGTGAAGAGCTTCGACGAATGGATAAAGGACATCGCCGCCGTCGGGCATGAGGACGGCCCGGGAAACTAATCCCCGGCGGCGGAGTCGCCGCCGAGATAGCGCAGCTCGCGCTAATAGTTCGCTGCGATCCGCTCTCACTTATGCGGACGCCTCCCGACGTGCTTCGAGCGCTCTACGATGGAGCGAGGAAACAAGCCGAACGGAGACGAAGTAAACATGGCTACTAGTGGCACGTTCGGCTACCGCACCGACCGGGAAGGCGGCGTCAAGGTCGAAGGACTGAACTCCGTCCGAACGCAGCTCCGCAAGCTCTCGAGCGACGTTGACTATCGCGCGCAGGAGTTCCTCCCCGTGAATAAGGCGATCGCGTCCGCGGTCGCCGGGGATGCGAAGCGCTTCGTCCCGGTACTCTCTGGCGCTCTCGCCGCCTCTATCCGGGAAGCCGCGACGAAGACCTCCGCGAAAGTAAAAGCCGGAAGCGGGAAGACCGTCGCCTACGCCGGGCCGATTCACTTCGGATGGCCTGCGCGGAAGATAAAGCCTCAGCCGTTCTTCTATGACGCGATCGACCAGCGCCGCGGCGAGATTCAGGAACGCTACGAGAAACTCGTCGGCGACCTCATCGCGAAGTATGACCTAGACGACAAGAGGTCGAAGTAATGGCTCTTATCTCCGTAACGATCTCGGGTAACGCCGCACCGCTGAAGAAGGAGATCGACTCCGCGGAAGGAATGCTCGGCAAGTTCGGCGGCTCGATCGCGAAGTTCGGGGCGGTAGCAGCCGCCGGAATGGGCGCGGTCGCCGCCGGGATCGGCTTCGCAGCGAAAGCAGCCGCCGAGGATCAGCAGTCCTTCGCGCAGCTCGAGACGGCTCTTCGTAACGTCACCGGGGCGACTCACGATCAGATAAAGGCAGTCGACGACCAGATCGCCGCAATGAGTCTCGCTACGGGCGTAGCCGACGACCAGCTCCGCCCGGCTTTCGCCGCCCTTACTCGAGGGACTCGCGACATCGAGGAGAGCACTAAACAGATGAGTCTCGTCCTCGACATCTCTACCGCCCTCCAGATGGATGCGACGACCGTCGCGGACGCGCTCGCTAAGGGCTACGAAGGGAACACGAAAGCGCTGAAGAGCCTCTCCCCGGAGATGGCGGCGATGATAAAGGAGGGCGCGGGAATGGATGAGATTCTCTCGCAGCTCTCCGCGAACTTCGGCGGAGCAGCAGCCGCGAACGCGGACACCTTCGCCGGGCAGGTAAGCCGACTGAAAGTCTTTATGAGCGAGCTCGTCGAGCAGATCGGCTACTACGTCCTCCCGGTGCTCTCGAAGATCGCAGAGTTCATCGTGAAGGACGTCGTCCCCGCGTTCCAGCGCATAATCGACCGCTACGGCCCGGCGCTCGCGGCTATCTTCGAGAAGATCGCGACGTTCATCGGGGAGGAACTCGTCCCGGTCATGCGCGACCGACTGATCCCCTTCATCCAGCAGGTCGCCGAGTTCATCGGCGAGAAACTCGTCCCGGTGATCCGTGACGTCGCGATAAGAGTCTTCGACGGGCTGCGACGTATCTTCGAGATCGTCTCCGACAAGATCGAGGAGAACCGCGACAAGATCGCGAACATCATCGACTTCTATCGTCAGCTCTCGAACTTCATCATCGACCGGGTAGCGCCGATCCTCGTGAGGACTCTCGGAGTCGCGTTCGACATCGTGGCGAAGGCGATCGGCCCCGTGATCGACATCGTCTTTACGCTCATGAGCGCTTTCGCCGATCTCTATAAGTTCCTCCTGAAAGTCGCAGGAGGAGTCCTCGACGTCATCGAAGGCATGGTGAACGGCGTCGTCGACGGCGTGAACCTTATGATCCGAGCGCTGAACGCGCTACCGGGAATCGACATCGACCCGATCGGGAAGGTGAACATCACGCTCCCTAGCCTCCCGTCACCCGCAGGAGTAGCCGCCCCGACCGCTTTCTCAGGCAACACACGAGAGACGGGCATCACCCCGACAGTCCCGACGATCACCGTCCCCGGACTCGCTCCGACGGTCACGACACCGACCGGAGGAGGCGGCAGCGGAGGCGGAGGCAAGGGCGGCGGAGCCGACGAAAGCCTCCGGGAAGGTATGGTCACGATCCTCCCGTCGACAGAAGTCTTCGGAGCAGGCGGAGGCGGCGGCTTCGGCGCGGCTATGGGCAACGAAGCACTACTCGACGGAATGACGGGCGGCGTCGTGAACGTCGTCGTAAACACCGTCTCGGCGGACGCGAACCTCCCGAACCTCATCGTCGAAGCGCTCCAGACTTATAACCTCACGAGCGGCCCGATCGACGTAGCGATCGCCGTCTAGACCATGCCCTCGAACATCGTCACCGGAGGGACACTCACCGTAGAGCTCGACGTCGGCTTCGGCGACGGCTTCACCCTCGACGACACGCAGCAAGGAGTCCTAGACGGGACGACCTACGTCCTCGATGGCGTCGATCAGTTCTCCGAGATCACCGTTCAGAGCGTGAACTTCTTCCGCGGCAAGAAGCGAACCCTCGACTCGATCGCACCGGGGCGGGCGACGATCGTCGCCATAGACAAGACTCGAGCGTTCGACCCGTATAACGAAGCCTCGATCTATTGGGACGAGTTCGACGACACGCCGGGACTCTCCCCGCTGCGACAAGTACGCATTACACGTAACTCGACGGTCATCTTTCGCGGTCGCGTCGTCGACTTTACCTATGACTACGTCGGCCCGAAGAAGATTCCGACGGTCACGATCATCGCGTCGGATGACCTCTTCATCCTTGCGAACTCGTTTCTCTCGAACTTCACGCCCTCCGCCGAGCTCTCATCCGCCCGGGTGACGACGATCCTCGACAGAACCGAAGTCGGGTGGAATGCCACGGCGCGCGACATCACGACCGGGACGACGACACTCGGGAACTATGCGATCGCAGAAGGCACGAACGCCCTCGAGTACCTGCGGCAAGTAGACGCGGCGGAACGCGGACGGCTCTTCGTCCGGGCATCCGACGGCGACCTCGTCTTCGAACCTCGAATCGGGAACACACTCTCGGGGCCGTCCGTATCATTCGCCGACGATGGAACCGGGACACCGTTCCGGGAAGTGTTCGTCGACTTCACCGTCGACGACGTCCTGAATCGAGTTACCGTTCAGCGGCAAGGCGGAACGGCTCAGACTGCGACCGACTCGACGTCGATCGGGCTCTACTTCACTCAAGCCGAGACGATTACGAACTCGCTCCTCTCGACCGACGCGCAGGCGCTCGACCTCGCGAACTACCTCCTCAATGGCTCCCCGACTCCGCGCTTCTCTGGCGTGACGACCTTCTTCGGGTCACTCACGACCGCGCAGAAGAACGCCGTCGCAGCAGTCGAGATCGGCGACACGATCAGCGTGAAGCGCACATTCACGACCGGAAGCCCGCTCACCGTCACCGAAGAGCTCGCCGTCGAAGGCATCGAGCACCGGGTAGACACTCGAGGCGAGCTAGTCACCTTCTACACTTCGCCGACCGAGATCGTCTACGCGCTCCTTCTCGACGACGCCATCTACGGAACTCTCGACGCTTCTAACGTGCTCACCTGACGGGCTAGGCTCTAGGAACTATGGCGATCCAGACATTCACCGCCGGGCAGGTACTCACCGCCGCGCAGATGAATAACCTTCAGGCGAACGACTATAACCTCTCAACGACTACACAGACGAACGACTACACGCTCGTCGTCGGCGACCGAGGAACTCGAGAGATAGCGAATAAAGCGACCGCGATTACGTTCACCGTCCCGGCGAACGTCTTCACCGCAGGCGACATCGTTCAGGTACATAACATCGGCGCAGGAGTGCTTACTCTGGCAGCCGGGGCGGGAATGACGCTCAGCTCGGCGGACGGACTTCGGCTCCTACAGTGGCAAGGCGGGACGATCTTCTTCACTTCTGCGACCGCTTCGATCTTCTTTCCGACGAACATCGGACTCCAGACGAAACTCATCACGAGCACCCGCGATCTCACCGCAGCTTCCGGGAACGTCTCTTACACCGGAGTCGGATTCACACCTACTGCGATTCATAACATCTCGTACGTCACCGCCTCGCTCGGATCTCTCGGCTACGCAGATAGCGCTCGAGCAGATACCGGAATCAAGCTCAACGTCACCGCGACGTATGAAAGCGGCTTTATCTACATGGAGACAAGCTCGAATAACTATCAGACGGCGACTATCGCTTCCTACGATTCCGACGGCTTCACTCTGACGTGGACGAAAGTAAACAGTCCGACGGGTACTCTTCAGCTCTCCTTTCTGTGTATGAGGTAAAGATGGATAAGATCGCGATCGTTCTCCTGAACCGTTACGCCGGGAAAGCATGGTGTTATAACCATGACGGCTACGAGGGCATCCGGTGGACTGACTCTTCTCCTAAGCCGACGGAGGCCGAACTTCTGGCTCAGTTCGACGAAGTAAAGGCAGAGATCGACGCTCGCAGAGCAGCAGAGAACGCGGCCCGAGCGTCAGCACTCACGAAACTCGCAGCACTCGGACTCTCCGAAGCCGAAGTCGCGGCACTTCTCGGAGCGTGAACGTGCCTAGCCTCACGCCTCAGCAGAAAGCCGCCCTCGCTTCCTATGTTCGGAGTGTGATCGGCGCTATCGCCGCAGTCATCGCAGCCGGGGCGACCGACCCGGAAGACATCCTGAAGGCCGCGATCGCCGCGCTCCTGCCGCCGCTCATCAGATGGGCGAACCCGAAAGACGCAGCTTTCGGTCGTGGCTCGTGATCTCCCGATAGTAAAGCCCGTCTTCCCGCCCGGACTGAAGGGCGAGAAGAACGGCGAGCTCACGAAGACGAAGCTCGTCGCGATCGAACCGTTCGGAAAGCTCTACCCGTCAGCGGCGGAAGCGTGGCGGCTCATGCGTGAAGCCGCTCGGCTCGACGAGATCCGTCTACGCCCGACGACGAGCTTCGACACTTACCGCCCGCTCACCGTTCAGAAAGCCGTCTTTCGTCAGAGGTATACGCAAGAGGTACACGAAGGACGTCCTACCCGTACTTGTGACGGCGTCGTCTATTGGCTCCGTCCCGGTATGAGCGCTGCGGCCTGCCCGGGGACGAGTAATCACGGGTGGGGACTCGCCGTAGACATCTGGAACGTCGGGAAGAACGGTCGCCTCGAATGGCTTCTCGATCACGCGCTCCGCTTCGGCTTCTCGTGGGAGCTTCAGTCCGAGCCGTGGCATCTCCGCTACGTCCTCGGCGACAAGACTCCGAAAGTAGCCGTATGACTACCGAAGTAGTCGTCGCCCTGATCGCAGCGTTCGCCGTCATCATGGCGGGAGTCCCTTCGGCTTTCATCGAACGAGCCCGCAGGGAGAACGCCGACGACCATGCGACAGTCAGGCGTAGACTCGATCGCATCGACGAGCACTTAGACGAGATCGAAGACTCCGTCGATGACGTAGCGGAAGTTCTAGGAGGCCATCTCGCATGGCACGACAAGGAGGCTAAGAATGTCGATACTGAGCAGACTCGAAGCGAAACGGACTCAGGTAGTCGTCCTTCGTGAATGGATCGAGGCAAGACCGAAGAAAGAGCGCGACGAGTGGCTCGAAGCGTTCCGGCGCGGCGACCTCTACTCGTCGAGCTCGATCCTCTCACTCCTCGAAGAAGAAGGACTCTCGGGGATCAACGAGAACACGGTCGTCCGCTTTCGACGAAAGCTCGAGGGCTATGTCTCCGCGCGATGAGCTCGCCCGCCTCGCCGTTATCGAAGAGCTTCAGACGGCGCTAAAGAAGGCTCAGCAGAAACTCTCGAAGCGTGAAGACGACCGGGCGGCACTCGTGGAAGCCGTCTACCGGGCGGCGCGCGAAGCAGCTCTCGCCCTAAAGACTCCTAAGCCGATCGTCCCGGAACGCGACCGTCGCACGAAGAAAGCCGAAGTAGCGCTCCTCCATGCGACCGACCTTCAGATCGGGAAGAAGACCGCGACCTATGACGTCGAGACGGCTGCGCGCCGGATGGAGACGTTCGCCGCGAAAGCGCTCCGCATCACCGAGATACAGAGACGCGACCATCCCGTCAGGGAAGCCGTTCTCCTTCTCGGCGGAGACATGGTCGAAGGACTCGACATCTTCCCCGGGCAGGCATGGGAAGTAGAGGCTCATCTCTTCGAGCAGCTCTTCGAGACGGTGCGGATCATCGAGCAGCTCGTCCGAACACTCGCGGCGAACTTCGAGACGGTGCGCGTCGTATGCGAGTTCGGGAATCACGGACGAATCGGTCGCTACGGCGTCATGCCGAAGGGGGATAATCTCGACCTAATGGCGTACAAGATCGCGCAAGACCGGACACGCGACCTCGGCGTCTCGTGGCAGATGAGCGACGACTTCTTCCAGCACTTCACGATAGGGAACTATCGCGGGCTACTCGTACACGGTGACGAGATACGCAGCTTCGGCGGGACGCCGATCTTCGCGATTATAAAGAAGTTCACCGGATGGGCGTCCGGCGTCGTCCCCGCATGGGATGAAGCCTTCATGGGTCACTATCACACTCCGCTCGACCTGACGATCCCCTCCGGCGCGTCCGTATACGTCACCGGGTCGCCGGAGTCCGGGAATCGTTACGCTGCGGAGTCCCTCGCAGCTCAAGGACGACCGTCTCAGCGTCTCCACTTCGTCGACCCGGAGAAAGGGCAGACGACGGCGAGGTTCACCGTATGGCTCGACTAGACGCGCAGCTCGCCCTCGTCGTATGGCACGACGCCCACTCCGAAGAATCGTGGAGCCGCCTCTCCGACCTCGACCCGGAGCCCTACGTCGTCGAGACGGTCGGCTTCCTCTTTCCGGACGCTAAGCCCGACCACGTCGTCATAGCGCAGAGCATGGGCTCGGACGACTCGATCGACTCAGTCCTCCAGATACCCGCCGGAATGGTCGTCTCCGTAACCCTCCTCGGAAATCCCCCACCTGCGAGCACCTAGTCCCTAAGATCGTCTACGAGTCATAAGGAGGCTCAGAATGACTATCAGCGACACACCAGCCGAGATGTTCCGCTACCAGCGGCTCTTCGGAATGACGGAGGACGGCCTTCAGATGAAGGTCACCCTTATCACCGACGAGCGAGGTAGGATTCGGAGCGCCTCGATCCAGATGAGAGCAGTCGAAGGCCCTATCGGTGCGAACGATCACCCCTCCCTATGGTCGACTCCTTTCCCTCTGCGTCCGAACATCATCGGCGAAGACGAGTTCGGGAGCGCGTCGTGAACCCTCTCGCAATAATCGCGCTAGCGGCTATGGGCGTCGTCGGGACTGCCGGGATCATCTCCCTCCCCCCTGACTCGGAAGACCCGACGACGTTCCCCGCCGACTTTCCCGACCCTTACGCCGACCCGTTCCTAGAAGCCCTTCCAGAGCCTCTAGGAGCCTCGGAGACGAGCGTTCCTGCCCCGGTGGGCTACTGCCCGCCCGTCTACGACCTAGCCCTCTCCGAAGGCTTCACGCCAGAGGAGGCGGCTCTCCTCGACCGGATCGCGTTCTATGAGTCCCGCTGCGTAGCCGACATCATCGGCGACCGCAAGCTCGGCGACTCCTACGGGATACTCCAGATCCACACGGACACTTTCTGCGAGCCTTCGACCTATTGGCCTTCCGGCTACCTTCAGGCCGCTTTAGTGCTCGAGTCGTGCGTAGAGCTCTTCGACCCGGTGATCGCAGTCAGAGCGGCTCGAGCGATCTTCGTCGAGTACGGCTTCGAGGCGTGGAGCACCTACGAGAAGGCGATCGGCTCGTGACTCTTATCGATTACGTCATGATCGGCGGCATAGTCACCTCGTTCGTTCTTATGCTTATAGCAGACCGATACTTATGATCGCCCGCGAAGAATGGCTCCGCATCCCGTTAGAGGCTCGTCTCGTGGAACACGCATCGCACACGGAAGACGAACTCCTCCGGGACGACCTCATCGCGGCAGTCGCCAAGATCGACAAGTTCGCCGAACGAGTCGCCGAGCTGAACGTCGAAATCGTCAGACTCGAAAGACTCGCAGCAACACCTACCCCCTACTGAGTAGAGCCGAAGGAGGCTTCTCATGCTCGACGACATCCTGAAGAAAGCGGACGCGCTCGTTCACGGCGACCGGAACGAGTCCTACGGTCATCCCTACGACGACTATAAGCGCGTGAGCGACATTTATAACGCGATCACCGGACACCATCTCGACCCGGAGGACTGCGCGATGGTAATGATCGCCGTGAAACTCGCCCGCATAGGAAAGCATCACGACACGAACACCGTTCACGTCGATTCGATCATCGACCTCGCCGGGTATGCGTGGGTATACGCACAGATTCTCGACATCTGTTCCCGCGAGCCCGTATGAGCTCGCCAGAGAAGCAGAAAGGCGACCGGGCGGAGCGCGCCGTCGTCGAGTTCCTGAAGAAGTACGGACTCGAAGCGCACCGCATCCGGGCAGGCTCACCCGACGACATCGGAGACATCGAACTTCACGCCGACCTAGTGATCGAAGTCAAGGATCGCGGGAAGGTAGACCTCCCGGCGTGGCTTCGTAAGCTCGCAGTCCAGAAAGCTAACAAGGACGCAGCCTTCGGAGTCGTCATCGTGAAGAAGCGCGGCTCCTCCGATCCGCTTGAGTGGAGCTTCGTCTTAGACGCTCCTTCGTTCCTGAACCTCTGGAAGCGAATCACCCCGGAAGCATGATCCGCGAGCGCATCCCCTACGACGTCACGCTCTCGAAAGGTCACCTCGACATCTGCCGCGAAGAAGCGGAACATCTCTCTCGGAACGCTGAGAAGATAAACGCGCGCTCGAATCAGTATTCGAGCAAGTTCTCGCAGTACGACGCGAACTTCACCGCCGCGCTCGGCGAGTTCGCGACGAGCAGCCTCACCGGAATCCCGACTCACTTCGGCGAACCGTACAAGGCGGGACGAGCCGACGTCGGCCTGATCGAAGTCCGCACCCGGTCGAAAGGTAAAGAGCCGATTCTCCGCCTCTACGAGACCGATAAGCACGACTTCAGCGTCCTCGCCGTCATCCGGGAGCTCTCAGAAGAGGGAGCGGTCGTCCGCCTCGAGGGATGGTGCTTCACTCATCAGGGCATCAGTTACGGGACGCCCGTCGGCAGGCATTGGAAGAAGGGCATCGAGTATGCTCTTTCGACGAACTTCCTACACCCTATGGATACTCTCCTGAGGGAACATCAACAAGCGGAAAGGGTTTATAAAGCATGGGCGGATTCTCTTTAGGTGACTACGTCACCGTAAACGAACGACTAAAGGCGGCTCTCGAGAAGTTTCCCGACCTGATCGTCGAGGAGCATCCGCCGAAGTTCGTCGAAGCACCGGACGGGAAGACGTTCGTCGAAGTGCGAATGGTCGTCCGACGTGATCGCGACGACCTGATTCCTATGGTCGGCTACATCTGGGAAGAGTACCCCGGAAAGACTCCCTACACTCTCGGCTCCGAGCAGCCGAACGCGGCGACCTCCTGCCTCGGACGCATCCTCGGCTACATGGGCTTCGGCATCGGAAAGAGCATCGCGTCAGCGGACGACGTTCAGCGCCGTGAGACGGTACGTCAGAAGACCGACCCGGTCATCGTAAAGGCGGTCGCGAAAGCCGTGACGTATCCGAACGGCGACCCGGTGCTCGACCCGTTCACCGACGAGCCGCAAGTAGATGAGCCTCGCGAAGCCGGGGCGTCTAAAGCGCAGATGGGGAAGATCCGAGCGCTTGCTAAGGAGCGTGGCATCGTCACGACGAAAGGCATCACGGACGGGATTACGCAGCTCCTCGGACGTAAGGTCGAGAAGCTCGACTACCTCTCGAAGCGTGAAGCGTCTCGAGTGATCGAGTCATGGCTTCCGAAGGTGATCTCTAACCCGGCGGGCGAGATTCCCGATCAGCTCGACGAGGAACCGTTCTAAGTGCTTGAGATCGTCTTACTTGTCGCCATAGCGATCGCGGTCGCGCTCGTGGCTATGTCTCTACTGCGTAGTCTCTATGACTTTAGTCAAGTAGTGGCAAAGTATCGGCAACACGTCGAAGATAATTAAGTACGCCGGATCTCATTCGGTGCTTCCCTCAAGCGTCTAGAGGGCGTAGGTGAAAGTCCTCGTCGCCTCATCAGCGGTAGTTCGCCCGTCAGATAGGCAGGGAACGTGCGCGTCCCGAAGTAGGCGCGTCTAGTGTGATCCGAGCGATAATCGGACGGGAGGAGCCCGGGAGAGCTCTACCTAGCCGAAGGTGCTCGGGCTCGAGGTTCAGGGACTCACGAAGAACGGACGCATAGAAGGAGTGAGCAGACTCTCGCCCGTTAGCCGGGTCGAGTATGAGCGAGCGGCGCGAGTGAGCCTGCGAGCGAAGCGCGACCGGGAGCGCGAGGGCAGGAGCCCTCGCATAGAATGAGCACGTCTCCGAAGGAGTCAATAGTGAAGCGGACGAACAAGATCTACGGCTCAACGTGGCGTAAGGTGCGAAGCGTAGTCCTCGAGCGCGACGGTCATCGTTGCCTCGTCGGAATGGAAGGATGCTCAGGAGTCGCGACTCAAGTCGACCACATCATCCCGCTCGCGTTCGGAGGCTCACCCTATGAGCTCACGAACCTCAGAGGAGCCTGCGCATCCTGTAACTCCGGTCGAGCGAACAAGCTCAGACGAAAGCCGTCCCGGTCATGGTGAGCTCGTGCCTCTGCGATCGAATCAGTCGCCCGACGTGCGAGACTGAGCGAGATGAGTAAACGTCATTTCTTCCCTGAGCGTCAGGAACAC